AAATGCTTGTGGTGACCATGGGAGAAGTCCCATAGGAGAATCGTATTGATAGAATGTAGATTTTGGAATAATCTTTTCATGAAAAGAATAAGTTGGGTCATTGATGTATTCTGTCCAACAACTATTCCACTCACATTCTTCAGGATAATACTCCCAATCTTTTTCTCCCGGATGCCAACAAAGATTTCCATAATGTAAACCATCTGGATGGCCATCACTCGCTTTATCCCTCCAATCCCAATCGGAATCTCCCTGGTTCGGTTCGGGTGCGGTAGGAGCAAATTCTTCAAAGTCCCTTGCACTAGTTGTAGTTGTGCCCAATGCACATATAGGACAGTTTGCTTCACCACCGTTATAACGATATTCGTTATCCCAATCTTTACAAGGTTTATCCCCGCAACAGCAACATGTTTTATATGTTCTCATAATATAAGTATACTAATTAAGAAAGACACCCACACAGTCCATCGTGTGCATTCGGAACATCGAAGAAGTATATGTCTTTTGGAATGGTTGGGTCTGGGTCACCCAATGGGTCTTCTTCGCTTGGAGCAATCGTTCCCTTTACAACATCTCCGTCTTCATTTAATTCTCCTAGCATGTAGTTAGGAATTCTATACATCTGTACGATGTGATGTTTCATGGTCCAAGGTCCATCCATTATACCATTTTCATCTAAGTCTTCTAATGCACATGGGTCTACTAACATATCAGCACCATCGGGAACTTGAAAATATCCACCTACTGGCATCATTTGATATGATTCAGGATAATCATTAAACTCCAAATCAGCAACATTAATACCAGGACCAACATTAACATTAGGACCTACTGTTTCATTCATTAATTCATTTAAATTGTAAGCAGGATTTGTCCACTCTGATTCTGAAGTGGGATTATTTTCTCTGAATGTTCCTGCTAGACCTTGACCTTCAGGTGGTTTAACAATTTTCACTGGTGAACCTAATGGACTAATGACTGTACCCAAATTGTCTTCCACATGGTCACTAGGCCATATCTCAACTTCTCTCCAAGAATATTCGTAGATTCCACCCCTGTCATCTCCTGTAACCTTTTTTGCATCTTCAATGACTGCAAGAAACACAAAAGGTTTAATAGATTGTTTATCACAACAAATCGAGTGTCTGTACACATTAAACTTTTCTTTAAGATTAACTACTTGAAGGTGTGCTTTAATACTATCAGATGTTGGTTTTTTAATTTCTTCTTGAATGATTTTTATTTTTTCCCCTTCAAGATTTGTTTGGTCAAACATGCTCTGCCAAAGTTTATCATTTTGCTTCCCTTGCTTTCCTTCTAGTGCCGCAGAGCCAAGAAAATCATAAGACTTTTCTCCATGATAATTATACGGAGAATCAAAATATCCATACAGTCCAGTTACATCATGTTTCCTTATAGACTTTCTTTCTATATTTACTGGATTCTCAACCTTGATAGAAGTGTCTATACTGTCTGGAAGAAGTTTAAATTGTTCTACCCTTCCACCGACTGTATGGTCACCCCATTTTCCATCTTCTCCCTTTCCACTTGTATTAACTTCATGATAACCATATGTAATAATTTCTCTGCCTCCCCAATCAGTTGACAGCGGATGCGTGTGTGAAGTAGTAAAATCCATATAGTCAAAATATGGGTCTTCATATGATGGTTTTATTCTTTCATAGTATGCTGTGTATGCGCCAGACTTAAACGCATTCAAATGGTCGTACTCACTACAGTTTATTATCGCTGCAATTTTCGTATTACCTTTTGTTTCATCCTCATCATCTTTCATAGAAACTTTATATTCGTTTTTTCCACCATGCACACCACCATAAAGAACACCCTTTTCGTTTGCATCTTTAATCATCTTTCTAATTGATTTAAAATGCCATCCATCCAGGTCTGCATAGAATAAATAATTTACTCCACTCAAGTCTTCCGTAACAGCATTTTCAGAAAGGTTATTCATTAGTTGCATAAGGTTTGGTGGATGAACATCTTTACCCCAAGGATACATGCTTTGATTTTTTTTCAACCATATCCAGTTGTGTGTTTTTTCAATGTCCATTGGGTTTTTGGCGTTAGAAAATCCTTCTACAGCACCGGGGTTTAAATATTTTTCTGCTAACTCATTCACCAAACCCTCCTCACCCTCCTCACCTGCAATTGGTCCAATAAAATCTTTATCCATATAATCCAAATTGTCCCAATCTAATATGTAACTTTCGCAGGAAACAAATTCAACATCCCATCCTGCTCCAAATCTTGCACTTGGTCCAGATACTGCATCCAATGCTTCATTGCCTGTTGCTCTTACATCATTCACACAAAAGGTTAATGTATGTTCAGAATTTTCAATCTCTGGAGATTCCATTTCTATCTTTACAAATTCATGACCCGTCATATTAAAGTAATCACCTACTGTATTTGGTTCTTTGAATTTTAAAGAACCAACTATTCCATTACGCATTATATTTTCATTGATTTGCATACTAACGAATATTTCATCCATCACCTTATCGTCCCCTTCACTTGTAGGTGCAGGTATAATTTGAAGTTTATTACCACTTCGTTGATTTTCTATAACTATTTTTTTAATATTAATTTCTGATGGAGTTTGCTTTGCCATTATTATTCACCTTTGATATCATTTTTTATATGAAAGTTACTAATTTAGTAGTTCCTCTTGGAACATTACCTTTTAATAAGTATTCTACTTCATTAGCAACCAAATTTGCTAAAGTTCTATTTAATAGTTTAATAATTTTATTTCTATCATTATCATATACTAGTTCTTCCTCAACAGTAATTATAGAAACTTCCTCTGGTAACGATACACCTGTCATATATTTATATAACAAAGTTCCAGTTAATCCACACATATTACGAAACTGAAAATAGTCGTGAGTTAGTCCGTCAGTAGTATAGGGATTTAGTTCATCTATTCTATCACCACTCTTATATGAAAATCTAGAAACACCTTCTTTAATAGAAGTTTTCTTTTGTATCTTTGCAAATGTTGCACCAGCAGTTGCACATAAAGGGGCAGCATTTGAATCGGGTGCAGTAAATGCAGTACAACTTGTTGCACCCACATTTTGTCTAAAGCAACCAGTTTGCCCAAACCCAGATGTAATTTGATTAGTCCACTGTCCCTGCTCATCCAAACCAAATGCACAAATTTCATGTCCTTCAGAAATAGTACCCACTTTTCTTTTTACATTTATTCTATGTAAAAGTCTATCATAAGAATCTACTACTCCAAAATGGTCTACATCAATCCCACCAGTTGCACCTACATCTCTCTTAACAACTATATCACCTTCAGAAATGTCCAAGTCTTCTAACACAAAATAACTATCTCCATTTAAATAATTATTGAACAATGATTTTATTTGAGATTGGGATTTAGGCCATTCTGAATTCACATCAGACATACTATTTGAAAATAATACCAACCACCAATATTTTGAACTTCCATAATAACTTCTTGCTACATCGTCTGGTCTAGAACCTTCTGGTACTAATACCTCTACAAAGTTTTGGGCTTCCTCAAGTGTCTTATCCGTAAATTTTACTCTACGAAAAATATCCACCATTTCTAAATCGGGCAAACCAGGAAAACTATAATTAATATTTTCCATTTTTTCAAAATACATTATTAATCTCCACCTCGTGCCGCACCACCACGAAGTTGACTTCTGGACTGTAAGAAACTTCCAGTGTTGATTGCAGGTTCTAATTCAGCGAACTCTATCGTTAGCGCAGTAGCCGCAGGATATCCACCCTGTGTTTGGTGCAACGCACCGTCCGCGGTTTTTATCTTCACCGTTGTTAGGACAGAAGGTAGTGGGTCGATAACCCAAGTGTGGTCCAAGTTGTTGACGAAGTCCATAGTACTAATCTGCCAAATAGGAGGATGAATCACCCTAGAATAAATTTCATCCCCAGAAGCCATAGGATATGCCATTCTCTGAAATGTCTTAACAATTTCATCAACTCTCTTACCTTCGCCTCCATTTTTTGGAATGAGAATCCATGAATATGAATGCTTCCTCATCTCTGCGGATTTAAATATATTATCACTTTCATCCATAGGTCTTTGTCCTGATAAAGAACTAAAGCCAAGAAAATCACTCGCGAGTGTTGAAAGACCAAACCAAGTTCTCCATGATTCTCTCCATCCACCCGAAGTCATATCCCAAATACCACCAGTGGTTTCTGTTTGACCTCGCTGATAATTTATTGATGTATCATCAGAAAGTTGCAATGGTAAAGGTAGGGTTATATCAGTAAGTTCTCCTGCAATTACATCCTCTCTGTACTGTTGCTTATTTTCATACATATCTGCCTTGAAATTAATAGCAACTGGAATTCCCATTCCACGACCTGTTGCATCACCGAATGCTGTTTCCCTCGGAAACCACTGCTTGCCAGTCCCCTTTGTTCCGATTTGAGAATCGTCTTCAGTGGATATGACATCCGATGCAAACTTTCCTGCAAGAAATCCTACTCCTGCGATTATAAGTGGTGCTACCATATTATTAATTCTCCTTCTTGTATAATATATATCTAAAGAAACGGTATAATTTATGGCATATAAAACAAAATATAAAACAATAAATACATCAAAGTATATAGGAAATCCAACGAACATCATTTGTCGTTCTTTATGGGAGAGAAGGGTGTGCAAATACCTTGACTATAACAAGAATGTTATAAGATGGGGAAGTGAAGAAGTGATAATTCCATACTATTCTCCAGTAGACAAAAAGAATCATAGATACTTTCCAGATTTTATAGCAGAAATAAAAACCAACAACGGCGAGGTCAAAACCTACATCATAGAGGTAAAACCAAAAAAACAAACTATCCCACCAAAGAAAAAGAAAAAAACCAAGTCATATATCAGAGAATGTTTGACATATAGTGTAAATGAAGCGAAATGGAAATCCGCTAATAAATACTGTAAACAAAAAGGTTGGACTTTTATTATTCTTACAGAAGATACGATATTACCATAATTTTATTATAAATAGTAAGAGGAAACTATAAAAATGGCATCAACATCATCAATAGATTATTTCAAAGAAACATTTCTCAGAAATGGACTGGCAAAACCTTCTAGATATCGTATAGAATTTGCAAATGTTCCAGACGGTCGTTTTTCCATGCGGAACGACCCTATATTTCCAGCAGAATCTTTAAACCTACCGTCTAGAAGTTTTATAACCACACAAGAACAGTGGTTTGGGCCCAAAAGAAGTGTTCCTGTTGGTAATTCATATACTGGAGAAGTAGTTGTTGTTTTTCCTGTATCAGCAGACCAAAGAGAAAGAGCATTTTTTGAGGGGTGGATGAGTTCAATAGTTCCTGACCATCAACCGCAGTCCGGGGACAATGCAGAGCAACACAATTATTCAAATTATGTTGGTTCAACACACATGTCAATAAAAACATTAGACGAATCGGATAAAGTGACATCCACATACACCTTTCAGGAAGTTTATCCGTCAAATATATTTCCTTTATCTCTTGGTGCAAATATGTTTAATGATTATACAAGATTACAGATTGCATTTACATATAGACATTATGCCTTTCATATGGGTGAAGTATAATATTAATTGATATAAATATAATAAAGTGAGGTAAATAATATGAACAGATTGTCAAATTTATTAGTGTCCGATATTCCAAAATATGAAGTAGTTCTTCCATCTTCTGGTGATAAAAAATCATTTAGACCTTTTTTGGTAAAAGAAGAAAAAGTTCTTCTTCTTGCTCAACAGTCTGAAGAAGATTCTTCTATGATTAGAGCAATACAAAACATAATAGAATCGTGTGTGGATGATATAGAAGATGCAGGCTCATTGCCATTATTTGATGTGGAATACATATTCCTACAAATAAGAGGAAAATCTGTGGGTGAAGGAATCGAACCTATAATTATATGTCCATTTACAGAAGAAGAAATACCAGTGAAGGTATTGATACCAGATATAAAAGTAACAAAGACAGAAGGACACACAAAAGAAATAGAAATAAGCAAAGAAATCACAATAAAAATGAGATATCCAACATTAGACGATTTATATAAAAGAGATGGTGTTATTGATTATGAAGACCCTTCTTCTTTCTATGATTTAATTTCTGATTGTATAGTTCACATACAAACAAAGTCCGAATTAATCAATTCGTCTACTATACCCAAACAAGAAATATCAGAGTTTATTGATAATATGACCAAGAAACAATTTGAAAAAATACTAGATTTCTTTTTAACATCCCCCAGAATAGAACATAAGGTTTTATATACTACATCTGATGGTGCTGAAAGGGAGGTGGTACTATCTGGATTGTCGGATTTTTTCGGTTAGGACTCAGCCATCTGAGTCTTAAAGATTACTTCCAAACAATATTCCAGATGGTACAACACCACAAATATAACCTATCTGAATTAGAAAATCTCATTCCGTGGGAAAGAGATGTGTATTTGGCTCAATTGATTGAATATATAGAAATAGAGAATGAGAGAATAAAATTAGCACACATAGAATCTGAAAGGGCTGGTTCAAGAACAAATATTACGAGGTAAATTAAATGAAGAATAAAAAGAAAATTAAACAAAATATTATTTCCCATTTCAATAAAAGAAAGAATGGAAGTGTGGTCAATATAGTTCCAAAAGATAAAAATCCGATACCCAACATAATTAAGCCAATTGAAAAAGAAAAGCAGGAACAACCGAAGAATAAAAATTATATTCCAACAGAATTTAATGAAGCAATATTAAAATTAAATAAAAAAATAGAATTTATTACCAACCGACCAAATGATTATCTCAACACAAAGACAATAGAGAAGCATTATTATACAGATACTAATAATAACAAGACAATAGAGAAGCATCACACAGATATTAATAATAACAAGACAATAGAGAAGCATCACACAGATATTAATAATAACAAGACAATAGAGAAGCATCACACAGATACTAATAATAACAAGACAATAGAGAAGCATCACACAGATACTATAACAGATACCAAAAACAACAATACAATAGAGAAGCATCATACAGATACTAAAAATAATCAAAGAATAATTAATATTCCAAAGGAAATTAAAATTCCTACTGTAATAACTCCAGCACCAATAAAAGAAAGAAGTTCAAATAATAAAGAAACCAAAAATATAAAAAATGTACAGAACAATATTAAAAAAATGTTATTTCAGAATTTTAGAGATATAACCAAAAACAACAATGTAACCAAAAATAACAATATAACCAAAAACAAGAATGTAGATAAAAATAACAATATAACCAAAAATAACAATATAACCAAAAACAAGAATATCGAATTACCAACAATAATAAACAACACAAAAAATAATAAAAACCCTTTATCTTATACAATAAACAAAACTAATATATCAAATAAAGAATTATCAAATATACTAGAAAGAAATACAGATACCAATACCAACAAAACAAATAATAAATATTTTACTATAGATAAGTCAACAGTAAATAAAATATTATCTGGTAAAGCACAAGTTCCTAAAACTATACCTGCATATGGTGAAGGCACACCGGCAGGTTCACCAGTTGCAAGAACATTTGGTGGGAAATTGGCTTTACTGGCTGACAAAGGTGAAGACGAAATAGTGACACCAGTGTCAAAGATAAAAGCAGCCGAGCAGACTCGTGGACTGGTCGGCCGTGAACGCCAACAATCCCCAGCCATTGCATTCAAGCCATACGCACTCTCGCGCGTAAAGAACCAAGAGAAAGCATTATCTCAGTTGCACGCCGATTCAATAATGGAAAATACAGAATTAAAACATCTTAATACTTCCACGGGGGATAAAGAACAATCACAACCCGGCCCACCATCCATTATCAATAATAATACGACTAATAATGGAAACAACAGCAGCGACGGTCCCTCTCAAGGTTTTGGTGGAGGCACTAAAGCAACCGAGTCTATGGGATTACAAACTCAATATCCAATATGGCGTAGAGGGTTTGGTTAATAAAAAAAAGGAGTCTTGCGACTCCTTTTTAGTGAAAATTAGAACGAACTATTCATTTGCCAACTTTTCAAAGTAAGAAAGAGCATCAGTTTCTTCAGTTCCTTCTTCATTTCCAAATGCTTTTTCTGCTCTTGCGACTCCACCATCTTCTGATTCACTAACAGTTTCAGCAGTAGTTGGCGTGTCTTGTGTTGTCTGTCGAATGTCAGCACCAAGAACAGCATCTCGTTTTGTCTTTAATTCAGTATATGATTTAAAGTTTGCGGCATCAGTGAACTCAGTAAGTGCATATTGGGTTTTCCAAAGTACTTCTAAATTCGCATCATTACCATCCAAGAGTGCCGAAGTTGATTCAAATTCACTCTTATCGTAGTTGATAAATCCTGCAACCTTACGAACCTTCAGTTTGAAGTTTGCACCCTTCCAGAAATCGAATGGGTTGATTGCTTCTTCATCAGCAAATTCTGGATTCATTGCTTCGTTGATTTTATCAAAAATCTTCTTACCATATTTGTAAAGGAATACTTTACCCTCGTTTTGAGGATTAGCAGGGTCACTTATAATCATAATGTTTGAAGTATAGTGCAATCTTCGTTTACGATTTCGTGCAATATCCTTATCCTTTTCGATTCCACTATTCCAAAGTTCACTGTTTGCTTCACACACAGGACACTTTTGACCAAGAGTGGTAGGACAATTTTCAATAAACCATCCACCCTTACCTTGGAAACCGTGTGAATAATACTTTGCCCATGGCAAGTCTTCACCGTCTGGTGCGGGTAAGAATCTAATAACAGCAAAACCGTTACTGGATTTGTCCAACTCTGGACGCCAGAAACGGTCATCGGTGTATGATTCTTTCTTGTTTGTTTCTTCAATCTTCTTAGTCAATTCATTAATACTTGACTGAGAACGCTTCTTAAAATCTGCAAATGACATATAAAATGCTCCTTATTTTGCTACTCATGGGACTACCATGTTCTAATACTCGGTCAGGAACTACCCAACCACAACTGTATATGTATATAATACTACAAAACCACCAATAGTCAAACACTAAATTGGAAGTTTTGCAGTATTTTTAGAGAACATATTATATTCTCTGGCTTCTTCTTCTATCTTTTCAATAATTGGCTGTGAAAGTATCTTAGATGCCACATTAGGTTCTATCTCATTTTCTTCGCAAGCAACTATAACTGCCTCAATATAACCAACTCCACCATTTAAAACAATGGTATCGATTCTTTTTAAAAATTCCCCTTGTGTTTCTTCGCTAAATAACATGTAAGATTCCTTTCATAATATACACACGCCCCGTAGGACATTTGTTATATATAGTATAACACGAAGACTATAAAAATCAAGAAGAAACTTGATACTTTGGAGAACTTTCAAACATGACAGATATAACAGACAATATTTTAATCACTACTAGTGGCGATACCGCATCCATGGCAACCGACTATGGAAATGCAGGGACTGGCTTTACAAACTCTCACATTCCTATCTCAAAGATTGCATGGGGCGATTTAGACAATGGATATAGGACTTCACTTACAAACCCACTTCCAATACAAATATCAGGTCAAACTGGACCGTTAGAAGTTAGTATAACCAGTTCAACTGGGGCACTCACCAACATTAAAATACGGAACTATGGTTATATTGGCGCAACTGCTGGATTAGAATATATTGCAGTTTCAGGAAATACTACTGGAACACAAGCAGTTGGTATATCTGGTTGGATTCAAGGTGTAACAAATGGAATTCCTGTTATTATTGCAACAACTGGACCATCAAACGGTGACTATTCAACAGGTATACATTTAAGAGGTGCAATGGCAAGTGATGGTGCAAGTTATGGACCAACATTCGGTGGTACATTTGGTACTGCGCTAGGTATCCTCGTACAAGGAACTTCAGCAGGTGCAACAGCAACAGTTGCAGGGGAAGTATTCCCAGGCTATGGATTCGGTGTTCCTATTGCAGTCACCGCAGGACGAAGACTCGGAAAAGATACCGACATGATTACCGTAACTGGTGATGTTGGAACTAGTAGAGAATGGACAACTTCTGTAGCAACAGATTCTATTGCGGTATATGGTGCAGACGCAACAAAATATGTTCGTGCCAATCTTTATGGAAGCACGCTAGATTCCTCTATAATTGGAACATCTGGAGATGCACTTAAAGTTGCAGTTGTAAACGGTGGAATTACATTCAGTGTAACTATGGGGGCAACTATAGATGTAGGGGTAACTGCATCGGGTGGTGCATTAAGAATCCAAGGAACAACAGGAACATGGGGCGACCCAGTTACCATTCGTGGTGAACAAGCGGGTGCTGTTGATGTTGTTTCAACCGCTGGATTGTCAACCACAATATCTGGAACTGTTACTATAGACGATAATGATATTCTACAAGAACTCAAAGGAACAACTGGAGAACTCATTGGTGGTCTAAAAAATATTAAAACTGGAACAGACCAAATATCTGCAATCCGTACAGATTTAAAGAGTGGTAGTGTAAGAACTACAATTTCTTCTATAACAAAACCAGAAAATCTTCGAGCAGGTAATAAGAAAGTATTAAACGATGCAACAAGCCTTCATAACGGAATGGAACTATTAACTGGTGTTACTATTAAAAACTTAATAACAAGTGGCACAGATGTTTGGGTTGGTTCAAACACAATACAATCAAATCCAACTAATGGATATTTGTTAGAGCCAGGAGAAAGTATCTACCTAGAAATTAATAACTTAAAACACATATATTGTAGAAAAGATGGCGACCAATCGGCAACCCTACACTATATTGGAACTTGATTAAAATATGTCGTTAAGTATTCATAATAGAAATTCTAGACGAAAAAGTAAAAAACCAAGCGAACAAAAGGAATTGGTTGGTCAGGCATCCTTTATAGGTTGCGATTTTGTTACCAGAATATCCGACATCGTTGACAGCGTAGAATCTTTTTCGGTAAATCCTAATATTCTTTTTAAAGGTGATAGTGTTTTAGTGGACTATGGTGATGCACTAAAAGGAAGAAAGAGAATTAAAGATGAAATCACAACCTTCTTTGAAGCAACAGCAGTCAAGGGAGATACCCTTACATTAACCGATGGTGAATTTATTAACGAAGGTCTTGGGGATGCAGAAATAAAGAATCTGTCTGGTACTTACATATTTGAGAAATGGAATCCCACCACAGGTATAGCATTGCTTACTAAAGTTTCTGTAAAGAATGAAAGTTCAACATACTCTAGATACGACAAAAACTTTTTTATTAATGGCTCTTTAAAATGGACCACATCATCAAGCACACAAGAAAACAAAACAGAACAAATCAACGAGTTAGTTAATCGTATTGGTAAACATTCTGCAAACTCTTTTTCTTCAGTATTTAAAACGGTCAAACCAAACGATACACTGGACATTAAAGTAGGAAGCAGTATATCTTCTTATACGGTTTCTTCATACTATGTCGATGCAGAAGGTATGGAACATATAGAATTAATTGAAGATGTCCCTACAGATACAACTTTATTTGGCAGTGAAGTGTTTATTATGTTAAGAAGAAGAAAAGAAGAAACAGAAGAAAAAAGTAGAAGACCTTCTTTGCCAATTGCAATTGGTGGTGCAGGTGGTGGTGGTGCAGGTGGTGGATTTAATCCAAGTACTCCACTGATGTCACCAAAAAAAGATACGGGAACTGCTCAACCAAAAGAAATATCAGATTTAGTAAAGTCTGCAAAGGATACACTTGCTTCGATAAAGAACAGAAAAACAACACAAACATCTACTGTTAAAACATCTCCTGTTAATAGTTCTATATCATCAAGTCTTCAGGGTGCAACAGAAAAATGGCAACAATCTGGAAAGAAGACATTCCATGTTTCTATAGAAAATGATAGTAAAGGTTCTTGGTCATATGTAATTGACGGAAAAACAAAACCCACATTAGAATTAGATGCAGGCAAAACTTATAAGTTCAATATTTCTCATATATCAAACGGTATAAAGGGGTTTACAAATATGTACCATGAATTTATTATTATGGGAGAACAAGGAGTAAGTCTTAAACCCGGCAGTCATGTTCGTTCTTCAGCAAAGATAGGAACTAGAGGAGCATATGTTTATATTACAATACCAACAAATAAAAACATTTTAAAATATTTGTGTAAGGAAAGAACTGTATTGGGTGGTGGTATAGAAGTTGCCAATACCAGAAAACAGCCAAGACAAAGTACACAAAAACAACCTTGTCGAGAGGGATATCATTTGATGCCAGCAGACGGTGACCATGATGCCCCTTGGTGCATGAAAGGTAAAACCCATTCAGATTCAGAGACATTACCAATAAGAACTTCTACCACTTCTCAAAGAAGTTGTCGAGAGGGATATCATTTGATGCCAGCAGACGGTGACCATGATGCCCCTTGGTGCATGAAAGGTAAAACCCATTCAGATTCAGAGACATTACCAATAAGAACTTCTACACCAAGAACAAGTACACCATCTAATGGTGGAATGAGTTCTGGTGGATATTAATCCAATAAAGTATTATTTGATATCGGCGGGTCGGTTTCGTATAGCATTTTAGAAACTTCACTCACAGAATGCCAATCTGTTGAACCATCTTCATATTTAATTTTTATAGATTCAGTAGTTCCGTCTTTTGAACTATCTGCGGCATCAACGACTTCGCCCATCTTTCCACTACCACGATGTACTACACTTTCGCCCAAATTATATGTTTCACACATTAGAGTTCTCCTTTAATCTTCTATTACATTTCCATCAGAATATTTATCAAACTCCGATGCTTTCCGTTCTTCACCACGAACGGTTACAGTTTCTTCTACTGCTTTAGGAACAACAACATTGCCAGATTTAATACAATCAAGTAGTTTATTACGAACTTCTTCTTGTCCTTCTTCTGTAGACATATCTGGTTTTTTATCCCATTCCCGTTCTACATAAGGAACTTCAAACTCACTCATTACAAATGCAAGTGAAAGTGCCTCTGAACTTGCCCATGATACATCATATTCTTCATAGAGTTTATGAAACAACACAGTCATATACTGTGCCTTTGCTTCTGTCATTTTTGGTTCTTCGTAATCAAAGGTATGGAATCCGTTTGGACTTGAGAATCCCCACATCTTCTCTATACGAACACAGTCATCGCCAAATCCAGTTTGATAACCTTTGTCATCAGTAATTATTTCTGCCCAATCACCGTCTTTGTCATAACCGTGTTCCATCATAACTGCCACTTTGATGTTCTTTTCTTTCAAGTAGGAATCTACTTCCTCTTGAGTCATACCGCATAGTCTTGATTTTTCTTTAGTCATAAGTGTATTATACCATGACTGAAGGGGATGTCAAGAAGAATATGCGAAATACATTATGGTGCCAATTCCAACCATACACACTAATGTGATAATGGCGATAGAAATTAGATTAACTCTATGTTGTCTTTCTTGTTCCCGCCTCCACTCCTGTGTTTGTGGCTTCTTATACATTGTATATTGATAAGGGTCGTTTGTCTTTTTCATTTTTTGTTTGTTTCTATAACACACCTGGCAGGACTCGAACCTGCGACTGTCGAGTTAGAAACCCGATACTCTATCCAACTGAGTTACAGGTGCAAAGGTTATCTAACTCTTGCACCATTTCCTCTTTTGGAAGTACTTGAAGCCGCATTACCTTTCTTTCTAAAAATTTTAGAAGTTCTTGGTTTGCCTATTTTAACTCTGTTTGCAATTGATGGGTCGTGTCCGTGTGCTTTCTTTGCCATTAGTTATAGTCACCAATCTTTAAAGACTCTGCTCCCGGCATAGGTGCGCCACTAATTACTCCACCCTTTTTAGGAACAACCAAACCAGAACCAAATGCTTCTTCATATTGTGCGCCCATTTCATCAATGGGTTCTACAGAAAATACAACATATTCTTTTGAAATTTCAATTCCTTCTTTAAGGTTTGCATAAGGCAACCACTGACCAAAAGCAAGTTGGTCTTTCCCTGCTGGAATTAAAATAGCAGGTTTTTTTAAGGTTACATGTGTATCTGTTTCTTCTACTTTTGCTATTAATTCTTCACCCGATGTTAATCGTACAATTTTTACTTCACTCATTTTGACTTTCCTTTTTTCTTTGTCTTTTTCTTTGTCTTTTTCTTTTTACCGAAAGCCTTTTTCCAGTTCTCGGTATATTTTTCTTGGTCTACTGGTCGATATTTACTACCCTTACCGGCCTGTCCATCAACCATCTTCGCAACAATCCTGTGCTTCACCTTCAAGGGAAGAAATCCAATCGTTAGCAACACTAATATCTTCCATGACGGCATCACACTCACACCTATCCGCAGGTGTACATGTACAAGATTCGTATAAAAGTTTTGCTTTAAGTCCACGAATCACTTGTTCATTTAGTTCCATAACATTCTCCTTATAATATAAATGTTCTATACTATTTATACTAGTTTGTACATCTTTCTAATCTTCTTTATTTTCTTTTCTTCTTTCAATAAGAACGATTCTACCATACTTTTCAATATATTCAACCACTTTTTTCTATTAATTTTATCTACAAATTTAAGGTTCTTAACATTCTTTATCTGTAATGCTCCAAGGCCTTGTGCTTGCACTACTAGGCATTCTGGGTCGAATTCTTCTATGTGTTTAATCAACCAATCCTTTATGTGTAAATTATTTCCATCTTTTTCGTAAAAAATCAACAAATACATTAAAGTATTTTGCTCGTCCTGTAACCACTTATAAAGTTTATTTTGTGATGCAAGATTTGGCATATGAAACTTTTTGGCAACATTGATAGATTTAACATCTATCAGAGTAGTGCTATTTATCTCAACATCTCCTAAATGTTTTGGTGGTAAATCAGTTCCGCCTGTTTCTTCTAATATAACATATTCAAAAAATTCATTTACAGAAGAAAACGAATTAGAATCAAAAATATATTTTTCTTTAAGTTGTATGTTCATGCTTATATTATACCCCAATACAAAAAGAAGTCAAATAAAAAAGTCGGTTTAAACCGACTAGTTTATCGTCCCAACTGCGAGGCCCCACAGTTTAAAGTGGTAATGAATCTTACATCATCTTCACACACTAGGTGTGTCAACAAATGCCTCTACTTTTCCACAAGAACGGATGTTTACTTGGTGGTTCGGATACGGTTTGCGTTTTTCACCATCGTCCGATTAATCCCTCAGGCATGCAATCAGGAAACTGTTCGTGCTTCTGCACCACCAAATTATTAAAGAATCGGGGAAGGAGGTGTCCTTCATCTATTGTGGTGGCAATAGAAGTGTCTTCCGTCCACTTCCCCAATTCGTTTTATTGTACTCCGACAGGATTATATTATACCTGCAACTTTCGAGGTTAACTAATATAGTGTTAATTACTCTACTCGCACTACGACTGTTAGAGTTACCCAACTGGAATCTATACCTCTTGGCCGTCTTCCACCCCACTACAGGGAGTCGTATACTTTATTCCGCATAACAAAAAATTGTTCAGTCACGGAGTTACATGGGTTATAAATTCCCATGTTTAATTTATTCACTTGTCAAACCTAACTAAATTCTTGGACGGGGTCTCCCCCATCCAAGAGGAAATGATTGGAATCAAAGATTCCAAAAGGACTCGTTTACACAAGTCCTGCACGGATGGCGAACGGGTTATCTGTATAACCGTGGAAATCCATCCCATAACAAGTTACTCCGTTGTCAAGTGTGCGAGTAGTAACTTCCCAGTTATTATACTTTTCAACTTGTTCCTTAATGTTGCTCATTGTGGCACGAAGATTCTTTACACCAAATCGGCTAAATGCCTGCTTTGGTGTGATATCATGACCTCTTGAGAGGTGATTCATCAATCGTGCTTTTTTTGTGTATACTGCCATAGTTCTATAACTCCTGTTGTTGCGGCTTTCACTAAATTTAAGGATTGAAATGATAACCGCAGTCATTCTTTCCTTCATTGTCATAATACTATTATAAACTATATTCATCATAAGTCAACACTTTTGTTGTACGAATTTGTAGATTTTTTCTGCTTCTACTAAAACTTCTTCATGTGTTGGAAAAGTTGGCCGTTTGGCAACAGGGGAAACGGCAGTAATATTATCACCATCGGCTTCTCTGTCCCGTTTCCAATCCTCAAACTGATGCCACATATCGTGGTCGTTGTGAAACTTTTCCATTAATCTGTTTTGTGCTTGTTGGTAGATGTCGTACCGTAGTTCGTAAGGGTTTGCCATAATCATATCTCCTTTGTGTGTATGTGTGTTTGGCTTTTCTTCTGAGGACACTGTGTCCTGCTTACTTGTATATTATATAATATATTTAACCGAAGTCAAGGATAAAGTTAATAGTTTATTTTAGGTAATGGTACTTCATAGTAAATATCAATACCGATTGCTTTCGCCAAATGATATTCGGCTTTTGCACCACGACTATTTTCAAATCCAGACATACAGTAAATGGCTGTACAGTCTTCTGCAATTACTTTCAAATCTCGTTTGAGTGCATCTCGCATAAACTCTCTGTCTTCGTAATCTGTTGTGGGGTCATATTCCATTGGACCAGTTTCTGGACTTCCGTTCTGTCTATCCAGTTCCGCAGGATTTATAACTACCCATCCCTGCCTTTTCAATAGTTCTTCTTGTCTGTCAAATGCAGGAAAATTAAAATCTTCAATTCCCCTCATAGGACCGGCAATATAAATTGTAGGTTTTCTTCGTTCCATAATCAACTCTCTTTCACTCTGCACATATCGTGGAAATCTTCCATATCCCAATGCTTACATTTATTACTTAATTTTTCATCAAGAACATATCCAATTCTAATATACTCATTCCAAAAATTACGACCTGCTTTTTTTAAATAAGTATCACCGTCAATATTTACTGTACCGTTTTCTATACATTTTTTATCAACACTAAATGTATGAACTGCACCATCCCCACGAACAAGAACCCACCGTTCCGTTGTATATGTTTTACCTGAACCCATAATTAATATTAAGGACCTGTTGTTCCCTCTGGTAGATGTTTTCTCAAGTTTTTCATTATTTTTGCTAATTCTAAGTAATTCAATTTGTCTAATAAATATCTTTCATAACCATCAACTGCGGAAAGAGAAATTTTTGCAAGTTCATCCAATTCTTTCTGAACTTCCTGTAATGTTTTCTTTTTCTTTTTCATGTATATAACCTATTTCTTTATATTTATTCATTTCAACCCTCTATAAAACTGCCTTATCTTCATCACTAAAATATAAAATAGAATCTACTCTAAAACTTCTCCATTGACTCTTTTCTATATCCCACACAGGAATAACATTAGGATTGTTTTTTGATTCTTTAACTTCTAATATCTTTGGTGCAAGGGCTGGATTGAGTGTACATTTCATGTGTCTTATATTGCCATCTTTTTTTGTGAACATAACTTCTCTTACACCCTCTTGAAGTTGTCCTAGCATTTCATCTCTTGTAAGCATTACAGTCATTTTTTGAATCTCTTCTATCTTTCTTTACACAGTTAAAAACACTACTCCAAGTTTTTGTTCTATTCTTGGGAGTGCCAAACATATCTCGTTCGTTATCACGAGAAGTGTATATTTGGTTTGTTGTCTTTCGTTTCATTGCTTTTATTGTATCAGATTAAATAATAATTTCAAGAAGTTTCTTCTTCTTTATCGAATAGTTTGTTTGTAAGTGTTTTGGGTGCATTATCCATCATCCAATTATATGCTTTTTGTTGCAACCCTTTGTTTGATGTCATTCCACTTCCAGGCTTTTTCATTGTAATATATGAAAAGTCTTTTACCACCATCGTATCTTTATTCTTGCCAGTCTTTAATGGTTTACCGTTACTGTCTGTATAAAATACAGTATTTTTTCTTCCGCCAAGAATAATATAAACACCACCGTTTATACCACGAGGTGTGCCACTTTTAATAAACTTATACATTGTTGACGCGGCACCTTCGTGTGTCTGTAACATAATATCGTCAGGAACAATTCTGCCTCTTTCTGGGTCACGATTTTGTTTAATTGCAACTGCATAATCTGTAAGCACCCACACTATGTGAACATTCTTTGGGTCATAACCAGCCTCTATTAATGCGGGAAGTGCTTCTTGAATTTTTGATTTGTTTTGCATTGTTGTGTCTATTAATATATTTGGTAAAATCCCTCGTCTTGCATCTTGAAGCAATAGGTTGAGAGTTCTTTCTTTGACTCGTTTCTTTTTAATCCACTCGTGTAGTTTGAATGCATCTTTGGGATTTCTTAAATCAAGACCACGAATATCTGGGTATTTATTTTTTAATTCTGCCAATCTAAGAAATGCTTTTTTCATTTCATCGGGGTCACGAACTTTAAACTTCTCACCTTCGATGAAATTCTTGACAGCGAACCCCTTCCCCGAACCTGCGCCACCTGCCATAAACACAACTTGCCCATACTTCTTACCCTTACCGATAATTATTTGTTTCTCGATAAGTTCTATGACTTGTCTTTGTTCTGAAATGTATTGTTTAAAGGTGTGCATATACTATGTATTCAAATCTCAATTTCTTGCCAATCTCGTTCTGCAACAAGATGCATCGCCCAATGTCCAAAACCAGTTTGTGGTGATTCAACCGTTTCTCCAACAGATTCAAATATGAATGGTCTACCATTAACCTTAGAAGTATAAATTGGCGAATCGTATCCCAAACGACCCCTATTGAATACTTCTTTCTTTCCGAAACCTAACCAATTATTATCACACCGATTTGTGCCAATTAGTTCTGCCTTTGCATCCCCTTGAATTGCACCCTTTGGAATAAACAGAATGCTGTCTTGTTCAAATTCTTGTCCAAATGCTTTAAGGTCTTTTTCGAGTTTTCCTGTATCACCTAAATCCACTACAAAGTAACTTATCTCTTTGGTAGTTTTTCCACCTTCAGGATAACTTCCGTGAAGTTTGGTTACGCCATATCCCTTGCTTTTTAATTTTGCAAGAAGACTTTTGTTTCTCTGTGCATTCTCTTTTTTACTATAGAGTTTACCACCACCACATTCTGGACCTTTTCTGAATGCTGTTAATGCACCTGCATCATGTTCCTCGTTATGTTTCCATATTCGGGAAAGAGATGATTCATTTAAATGTTGTTTAAATCGTTTCATATTATTATATATTTTTTACCAATCCTCAAGAACCCATGTGCCAAACACATATGGGTGTTCTACTTCAAATTGTTCACCATCATCATCTTCCACCATGACAAAGACTTCGTTATAGTCTTTGACTGTTCCACGAAATCCTGTTTGGCCACTGTCGTGAGTGATATAAACTTCTTTGTTCATATAATCGTCCCAACTTTCGTTTTCTAATAACCCCATATGTTCTCCTTTATTCGTCCCAAGGTTTCTTTTTTGGATGTCGTGGATGGGAATGGATGTCATTTTTGAATTCTCCTATGAGCCAATTCGCAAATGCTTCTTTATATTCTTCCCAACCCTCTGGATTTTCGTAAGTTCCGTACACACGAAATTCCTTACAAAAAGCCTCATCCAGTTTATTCTCTATGTATTCAGAAAGTGGGTAGAACATATTTTATTCGTGCTTGATTGCCGATTCTAATTCTTTCATTGTATAATTCCACGGCTTATCGTTTCTAGATTTCAGTTCTCTATTCATATCTTCAAGTTCAAACTTTATATCCAATAAAGTTCTGAATATGTCCCAAACAACTGAACCGACTAGCCATATCCCAAGTATAAAAACAACACTCATAATAAGTACTTCGTTCATAGTTTCTCCAATACATCATAAAGTTCTTCTAGTTCGTCCGTACCAAACATAGCACGAAGTTTATTACCACCATCACACGGACACCCTTCGTGTCTTGTGCAAGATAATGGATTTCCATTTGTTACGGTGAATGGTGGGGTTGCAGACATACTACCGCAATCTCCTTTACTCCATTCTTCTTTCCAATCCATAAACAGGACACCCAGAAGTTTCTTCATTAAATCTTTTTGCATATCTGTCATTGTCTGTTCCTTCAATTTCTTATTTTCTTGTGTTAGTTCGTGGTGTGTCATATTAATTCTTCTTTCCAATCATTAGAACACTAAGGACTACTGCAAATACGCCTAGTGCTACACCAAGTACAATAGGAATGGGTGATAACACCCACCACCAAGACCAGTCTATAATGTCACATAGTTTCAGTGCAATAAATAACACCGTGAGTAGTGTTGGCAGAGATGTTCCTCTTACAACTATTGGGGTTGATTCGTTCATAATATATTTTCCTTCCACAGTTTGTCTGTGAGTTTGTATTGTAATTTGTT